CATCATCAACATATACCTCTATGTCATTTGAACCAGAAACTTGAGCAAGAATAAATTGAGTGTTTGAACCATTGCCTGTATATACTGTTCTAACATTGGTTTGGATTCGCAGAATGTTATCTACAGTCCATTTTCCATCAGATGCACGAAGAACATTGTTTTTTGGTAAAGTTATATCAATCTCATCATTGAATAACATTCTGAATAATAACTTGAATGACTTTTCATTACCTTTCGCTAGATATAATGGCAAAACATTTTTAATTAGAAATGCTTTATCAACTTGAAGACTTTTTGGAATGAGAGAAGCAAAAGTATTGAAAAAATTATCTTCAAATTCTGTGATTGATTTATCAACATCAGAAATATATCTTATGTCTTTGGCTTTTGTAACCAAATCATTCTTTTGAGAACCTTGTTTGTTTTCTAAAAATTCATAGTAGGCTTCCAAGAAGGAAACAAACAGAGGGTTTTCTTCCCTAATAAATTCAGGAATCTGATTGCTAACAAGTAAAGATGTTTTGTAATCGGTCATCAGTTATATGACACTTCTAGTTTGGTAACTATAGAAACTGGATCTTCTTCATCAATTGTGATGATGGTATCTCTTGCAGTAGTGATAATACCTTTATCTGATTCAAAAGAAAGTCTCAAATAATTATCAGTTGTAGATACCGATAGAATTTTGATGGCATTGATAGTTACTACACCTGTATCATAGTCGATGGTTCCAACTTCTGAATTGACGATTTGTTTTTGAGCATTTGAATCGTAGTAAATTGTTCTTATGACACCGTAACGGCTGTCAATAGTAGCGACTGCGGTTGCACCATAACCAGAACCAGTATCTGTTATGGTAACTATAGCGCGAGAATAGTTGATGCCTCGATTGGTTATTTTGATGCTTTCGATTGCACCATTAACAATAACCGCTTCTGCGGTTGCACCAATACCATCTCCTGTGATAGTAACAGTAGGTGTTGTCAAGTAACCTGTGCCGGGATTAGTTACTGCAATAGAAGAAATGCCTGTGTAAGAACCCTGTATTTCTTCCAATGAAACTGTTCTTCTCACACCAAGAGCATCTAATACATCAAATTGCGATGAAATCATTCTATCGTTAATTCCACCTCTGTGTAGGGGCACATTGAATTCTACAACATAGGTTTTTGTTTCTGCAAGTGATGGCAAAAATCTTTTCTGAACACGGACATTTGTTTTAGAACCTATGATTGAATTCGATTGAGAACTATCTATTACATCTTGCAGTTTAGAAAGAACAAATTTAGCCGAAAATTTATTTAAGTTTGCGTTAGAATATGATAGTATGGAATTTCTGATAATATTAATTAGAGATTCTTCGGTATCTGTAGTTTTATTTGGGTTATATTGAACCTCGTTTTCTAAAACCAAATACAAATAGGCAGGATCACGAATGATACATTTCGTACTCACAATTGCCTTAGGTGTGATAATCTCATCAATAATTCTCTGCTTCTCTGCCTCAGAAAGATAGTAATTATTCTTTGGCTTCATTGAAACAAAAACTGTTCCATAAACTGGTGGATTGTTATCTTCTCCACCCCAAACAGAGATAGAACCAATGTTAGGGTAACTATTTAAAATGAAAGTCTCATAGTCTTTAAATGTTACCAAACGGTTCTGTGTAGCAAACTGTGATGGTGCAGAGAACTTAACATTATCTACAGACTCTCTTTCAGAACCACCAGATGCAGATGTTATTGGTTCAATTACAAAATTTGAGTATGTAGAACCCAAGGTATCTGTCAAAGATTGTAATGCTATAAAATTATTGGCTTTATTTGCGGCTGCGCCATTTGTAACGACATAACTGGCTGTAATGACTGCTCCATCAGGAAGCTTTTTACCCACAACATCATCACCAAAATATATTTGATATTTACCTGATAGGTTTTCTTCTAAGAAAAAAACTTCAGAGGTAGATTCTACATCCAAAATATCTGTTACAACATTATATCGTGTTGTTATAGAAGATGTAGATGAAGGAGAAACAACAACCTTTAAAGTGTTTGTATCAACATTGGAATCTGGCAAAACAAAGATTTGTTTTGGGTTTGAACCTTCATCATAATTAAAGACATAAGATACTCTCTGACCTTCATAGATAGTTACATTTTCAAAATAGTAAGCATCGTTTGATTTTGTGACGGTGATATCATCATTCACAACAAAGTTGTATGATTTCCCATCAATCAATTCAGAAAGAAAGTAATAGCCTGCTGGTATAGTCATTGTTCCCGGAGTGGTTGTTCCAGCCAGAACAGTAAAATTAAGTGTAGCCTGTGGAGCCACAGCAGAATGTGGGGTATAGTTTAGAAGTTTGGCGTGAGAAACAACCGAACTACGCAATAGTGCGGTGTCCATAAAAGACTCATTGGCAACCATGTTTAGATAGTATGCATTGTAATGAGTATTGTAAGCCAAAATATCCAATAGAATATTTAAGCCAGAACCTTCAAAATCATAGTCTGTGAAGTATGATTGTTGGCGTAAAAAATTCTTTAAATTGCTCTTGATTGTATCAAAATCAAGTTCTGTTACTCTTAAACGATCTGCCATTTTTATCTAATCCGTTGCAAATAAAAATCTATGGTAATTGGAGTTGTCATATTAACGATATAGAATTCCATCTTTACATTGTATCCATTTTCATCCGAAGAAGGAATCGCAGATACAGTCTTTACATTTACTCTTGGTTCATAATTCGTAACAGTTTCCTGTATTGCTCTTTCTATTTGATTAGCAACAAGTGGGCTAGCATTTTCAAATAGAAGATTTCTAATATTGCTTCCAATATTGGGGCGAAAAGGTCTTTCATAAAAATTTGTCAATACAAGATTTTTTACAGAGTTGATGACAGCATATGAATCCATATGGACGTCAACATCTTTTCTAACAGGATGGATAGTAAAATTCAAATCCAAATCCCTGAAAGTTCTTGTGGTAATGTCTAGAGTTACGGTTTCCATCGTCTATTTATAACTTGTTTTTAAGTTTATCTGTGCCCGTATAATTTTCCACCATATACAATCTGAAGGCGTCAAAATTTGTATATTTTGATATGGTATAAAAATTGTTCATCAAGCTAACGCAATTATTATAGAAGGTAACATCGTGGTTTCTGCGCGTGTTTATCATGGAATAAACAGCATTCATGTTGTTGCAGATAGAATCGTTTACAGCCACAGAAATATTTGAGGTGGAACCAGATATTGTGGCGTTCAATGTAGCAGAATCGCTGGTCAAAATTGTCAAATTACCCTGTAAATCTGAATCTATGAACAGACTGGTCATGCTTCCTAAGATTGGAGTATTGTTCATCACACCATCATAAACTGAAACTAAAGAAATAACTAACTCGCCTACACCAACGGCGGTGTCAAAATCTGGCAAAGAAGAACTTGTGGTTGGAACAACACCAGATACCCTGTAACAATGAGCCTGAAAATTGTCCAATTCGCTCATCAATTGTCGTGTAGTATCTTGCATTCTTGTGTTGCCAGTTATACTGTATTCAACGGAGAATGCAACGGTATTCATACTGGTGGTGATTGCTGTCAGGCTATTGATGGTGTTTGATACTGGGCTTTTTAAGTATCCATTAACATCACCTGTAGCCAATGCTTCATATTGCCACTTGCGTAGAGTAGGTTTTAGCTTTAGTAATTCTAACTCTCTATTGCCAGTTGGATCATTAGCATCACCCAAGTATGCAGAATTAAAATTGTATCCAAGTTGTGGAAATATTTTTGTCATAATTATGCAGCGACAACGGTCAATACGCCAGTAGAAATTATATCTCCACAGGTGGCAACATCCATCATCGTTCTAATAGAAAGGTTATTAATGTAAACTGTTTTGTAACGCATCCAAGTCAAAGATGCAGATTGGTGTGGAGGCAAACCGTGTGGAGTTACTTTAGATCCTGGCATAGCAGCAAGTTCTATTTCTCCTGGAGTTCCAACAAGAACGGTTATATGACAAGGCATAACTATAATTCCACCATCAGAATCATCAAAACCACCAACAAAATCACCAAAGGTTGCTACAGGTAACATTATGCACTCCCATTTTCTTGGTCGAATGCTGAAGCGGCGGTCAATGGATCACCAGAATAAGCCTTCGCAAATTCTTTTGGATATCTCTTAATTACATCTGGCATTATTTGTCTCAAATCCGATTCTGTATATCCAGCGGCTCGTAAGTCAACAAGATTCTGTGCAACCTCAGCAGAAACGGATGGAGAACTCAATTCAAATTCATTCATCGCATTCTGTATATGGTCATTTATAGATTTTGTTGTATCACTATATGTATCTTTGATTTTTTGAGTGTAGTCACCAAATACAGATTGTATATCACCCTTAACATCCTTAACTGCTTGTGTTTTAGATAATTGTCTGCTAAAATCGTTGGCTGATTGTGTTGCAATATTTGTCCCTGCGGCAAGAATTATTGCTTGTGGATTTGAAACTATTTGAGCGACACTTGTAGCCTTATTGGTGAGATTTAATCCTTCTCCCAATATTGTTTTTGCCGCTGAAAATTTTTGAGACAATGTTGCTGTATCGCTCGACAATATACTTACAGATTTTTCTACAACAGATTTTGAATCTAAGAATGGTTGAGTTACTTGAGTAGCTAAAGATTTTCCTGTCTGCTCAACATATTTTACTGGGTCTACTTTAGATGCCGCTTCTATCATTGAATTGCCAACATTTTCTGCCTGCGCCAATGCTTTGTCTAATGCAGATTTCTCGATTACACTTACCTCAGTTACTTCACCAGTTTCATTTAATACTGTAAATTGAACTTGAGTTCCATCTTTGTATGTATCACTAAAGGTAGAATATTGACCATCGGTGGTAGATATGACATTACCATCTTCTATGATTTGCACTGGTTGATCTGTTGGTAAGGCAAGTTCAGCAACTTCTTCTGGTGTCAGAGTCGATGCATCAAAAGTTTCAGATGCAGAACTAAGGTCAGATGAAGATCCTGCAAATTCAGTTAAAGCACTATCGGCTTGTGATACTACACCTTCTGGTGTGACTTGAACATTTTCTACTATTCCTGTTATTGCAGAATCTGCGTTTGCATCAAACAATATTGCTCCACCGCCAGAGACTTCAAATGGATCAACATTGTTTACCAAAGCATCTGTCGCAGCGGCAACAGAATCGGGAGTGCCAACACCGCCAACAGGAGCACCTAAAATATTAACAACTGATCCAGCTAGTGTAGCAACACCTTTAGCGGAATACGATGCTGCACCACCCGCACTACAATCAAGTGCGCCAGATGCACTAACAGAAGTGGCACCACCCTTAACATCAGTAAAGCCGAGTGATGTAAGGGCAGCTTTGACGGCTCCAGTAACTGTTGCTTGACCAGCAGAGGTCATTGATGCACTTATTGGACCTAAGGCAGACCATGTGGTGCCTGCTGTCATACTTGTAGAACTACCAGACTTTGTGCTAATAGAATCACCAGCTACTGCCGTGATACTACCCTTAACATTGAACAATAAGTTTCCGTCTACATTAACGGTATAATTTCCTTTGACATAGACATTCTTATCACCATCTACTGCCTGTTGGCTATTTTTTACAACCTTTGCTTGAACACTACCATCTGGTCTATATTCTTGGTATGATCCTTTGCGATGATAGAAATGAATTCTTTCTGCGCTAGGAGTATCATCTATTTCAATAACATGACCAGACTCAGATTCCATAGCATTATTATATGGATATTTTGTCTTATATGCCGTTGGATATTCAAAGGTTGTAGACTTCTTGTCAGTCTTACTTTTTAATATTGGCGATGCGTAATCTGTATCGTTTCTTGCAAGGCGTGATGTTGATGGTTCATCCAACTTTCGAGGATAAAGAGTAGCAGATTCATCGGGTTTAACTGGCGCACTTTCAAGTTCATTTGCCGATCTACCATCACCAAATGCTTGCTGTGCATTACTTGCCTTTAAAGGTATGCCTGGCATAACTCCAAATATTACTGGCTGTTGAGCATTGTTTCCATCAAGGAAAAAACCAAAGACCATATCACCTTCTTTTGGTGCATATGGGTTTGGATTATTAATTGGAAGACAAGCTGTAGCCCAAGGCAAATCTTTTGTTGGCACTCTCAGTCTGTTGTCTGAATGCCAACCACCACCGATTCTAACTTGGCAACGACCTAGTTTTAATGGATCTTGTCTGCTTTCTACTGTACCAACCCACCAAACAAAACCGTTACGACCAGCTACATCTGTGTTATCTTCTACATTTCTCATCGCAAGTAATCGTCCTCATATTCTACAGCAGCTTTTGCAAGTGTAGCGGATGCACCTTGGATAAATCCAATATCTGTAGATGTTGTGGCTGTTTCTAACACAGTTTCAAATTTACCTTTAATGTCTAGTATATGATGAGAAGCAACAATCAAATATTTTCCATTGACTGTTTCATCTCCATTCTCTGGTTTACCGTAAATTGGAGACTGAACATTAACATTGAACCCACTTGATAACTCAAAGTTTCCTGGCATAACCATCTTCAATCTTTTTGATATTAAGTTTTCTATAATAGATCGTCTTTGAAAAACAAAGTCTTCTTGGTTATCAATTGTTGTAATTGATGTTGGATCTTTTTTCTTTATGTATGTGCTTGCCTGGCGTGCCTTTGCAGAGAAACCAAAACTTCTTCTTGCTTCATATTGTTCAAAGTTGTTGGTGTTGTCTCTGTTTACCATACCAGTAAATAATGGTGTATCGTTACCATGCTTTATAGTTTGATAATGGTCTAGATAATTGACTGTCTTTTCTTCGTCTATATGTCCAAGAGTTCTTGTAACTGGATCAAAAGTAGCATACTTACCAGCATTAACACCTTGGCGCGTTCTTCTCATAACATCCGGATTGCTGATGACTTCAAAGTATCTTGGACCACTCATTTCATCCAATGCTTCCGTGTTGTTCAAATTCTTTGGAAAAAATTTGATATCTAAAATAGCATCTTGCGTCAGTATGTTTGAAAGTGTTGTAAAGTTATAGCCAACAATATTCTCATAGAACATAAAACCAGGACCAAGATTTACATCTACTGCCCTATTGGTGCACCATTGTATCGCATCAATCGGAGACAAATCTGGTATAACAACACTTTTGATTCCATATGATGGCATAAAAATACCAGCAAAGGTTTTTAATTGAAGATACTCAAATAAAATTTTGGCAACGATGTTAGAATAGGTGTCGGTATACTTTTGGTTTACTTTTCGTTGGTCAGAATAAATCAATTCGTCAGAGACAAAATGTAGGTCATAAACCAAAGTTGAGGGGTTCAAATTTGTTCTGTTAGCCATTTTTCTAATACGAAATGACTTCTTGAAACTTGTCGTATCATCTCCAAATTTGCTCAAATCAACCAACAAAACTTCAGAACCGTCAAAGCTAAGATACTCTGATAGACCAGTCGAATCAAATACTGTGACAAAGCCATTCATCACAGGAACAAAGATTGAATCAAATATATGTAATTGAACAAAATTGGATGATATGTCAAGCACGTCACCACTTTTAGTATAAACAGCTAACTGATTTATGGTGAACTGTGTTGACTGTACCAGATTATCTGCCATTAATCACTCGTCTAAATTCTCTATCAGCGCCACTAACGAATTCTTTTTTCAATAAATTTATTTCTCTTTTTGTTTCGTTCAGTTCCATCTCATAGTCAAAATAGGTTTTCTT